AAATGTATGCGAAGGAGGCCAATCCGTGAAAACCTCAACCGAAACACTGATCGCAGCCATGCGGATATTGTCTCAGGATATTCAATCCGACGATGGCGCGGCCAACGCGGCAGTCGCGGAAGCAGGGGAGCGACTGGCGGAGCAGCATATGCGCATCGCCAAACTAGAGCAGGAGAACGACGCTCTCCGCGCCGATCTGCTGCTGTGGGAGAATGGAGGGCCGTTGCCGTGAGCGTAATCCATTACGCAAAGACAAATTGGGGGTTTGATTGGGGTGCAGCCAAAATCGAACGCTGCTGCTCTAATTTAAAGAAAGGATGGGTGGTGTTAACCGTCCAAACCCAGAAGCATCAAATGGGCAAAAACGAGATTCAAATCTACGTCACCAAATCTGGAAAGGTTCGCATCAGCGATAGAACTGGAGAATGGAAGAAACCAAAGGATTCCAAGCCGTGAGCCATCTTGTTAACGCCAACAAAAAGCTCGGAAGCAAAACCCCGCGCACAGACCGACAGCCGGTTGTCACCGTGGCGTTCCAGCACTTCGTGAAGGCTGGCTTCGCCCGTCAGCTAGAGAGGCAACTGGCTGGCGCGAATAAGCGCATCAAAGAACTCGAAGCCAAAGAGGACGAACTGAACGACCTCAAGAAATGGTTGGAGGGACGATGAAACTACGACCGATCAAATGGGTTCTGTCACCCACCGACGACCACATGCTCTCGATGGAGTGCACTGACATCGAAATCGTCGATGAAGGGGGCGGAGAATACGTCGAGGTAAGCCAATCCGCTGATGGTCATGGCAAGATCAGTATCAACCCCGAGGAGTGGACCGTGCTGCGTAAGGCCATAGACGATGCGATCAAACAATGCAGGGACCTAAATCCATGAGATCAGCCAAAGAAATACAGCGTGATGGCGACGGCATTAAAGTCCTAAGCCGCAAAGACGTTGGAGAAGCAGTCAGAGCGGCCAAAGCTAAGAAAACAGAGTTCACCAGCTTCTGGACTAGAAAGAGAGGCAAAGCAACAAAATGAGACAATCAACATACATACCACTCAGAGGACACATACCACAAGCAGTTGTATTGGAAGTACTAGAAGACATTAGCAAAAACAAAACATACAGACAGATCAAAGAAGATTACTCGGTCAGCTTGGGTTGGATACACAAAGTCAGACATAACAAGATTAGAAAATGAGCATACTAACCAAAATCGGAATCACTAAGGACGCAATCGCAAGACTGTTAGGAGTCCACAAGACGGTTGCAGTTGAGGAACCGCAGTGGAAGCCACTCAACAAGAAGACCAAGCGCGGTCGTGGACGACCCAAAGGTCAGAAGATACCGCAATGGGTCGTTGATGCGGTCAGGAACTCTCACAAGAGCTTTACCGCTAAGGAACTGTCAACCAAGTACGGCGTTTCTGACTATTGGGTCTGGGCTATACGCAACAACAAGTTCAGAAAGTAACCAAATCCAACGATAATCAACGCGAGTGTGTCTTGATTAAGCTCTAATTCTATGATTCTTCAGCATTGTGAACATTACACAGCACCAACGCCGAGTCATGGCGATTGGGTGCAGTCATGGAAACAGAGCCAATCAAGATGCACTCGCTGCGGTGCTGCTGTTCCGCGAGAAGTTCAAACCGCACGAAGTAATTCACCTCGGAGACGCGTACGATCTTGCATCATTGCGGTCTGGTTCACTCCGAGACCCTCAAGACTCGGATCAAGCCGATGACTATCTGGACGACATCCAAGAGGGAGCAAAGTTCCTTAATGAGCTAAGGCCAACAGTCTTCACGATGGGTAACCATGACGAACGAGCTAAGAAATATCTCAATCATCATAACGCTGTTGTCCGTGGATTTGCCGAAGCTGTATGGGAACGAATGCTAAAACCAATTGAGAAACACTGTCATACTTTTATCAAATACAATGATTGTCACGACAGATCCTTTTACAAGTTGGGTGGATTTCGGTGGGGACATGGAGTTTTATTCGGTGAGAACTTCTTGCGTGATTCCGCTGAAACATTTGGTAACTGCGTTGTGGCTCATGCTCACCGAGCCGGTCAAGCGACTGGTCGCACTCAATCAAATCCGATTGGCTTTTGCGTTGGAACGCTTGCAGATGTTCCTGCAATGGATTACGCGAGCAAACGACGATCAACCCTAGCTTGGTCTCACGGGATTGTTTTTGGGGAATACACAGATAAATCAGCGCAACTCTACCTTCACCAATGGCCTCAAAACGAACAGAAATGGACTCTGCCGAGCTTTTAAGACAGCTTCGGCTTGCCATAGCCAATCAACCAGAACCAGTCCCAGAAGGGTTTAAAACCTCCGCACAGTGGGCTGATGAATGGAAGATTACCAATAACGCTGCTGGAATTGTACTCTGCAAATCAGTCAAAAACGGATTGATAGAGTCCAAAAAGTTTCGCGTAATGTCTGGATCTCGTGGTGTTTATCCCGTCGTGCATTACCGTATAAAACAATGAAATACAAATCCAAGACCAATCAGAATCTCACCGTTGAGTACATCTCCGAAGCTCAACTGCGTATCGGGGAGACTAAGCGGCTGTGCGTCGTCTACGAGCGTGAAGGTTACTTCTACGTTCGACCGAAGGCTGAGTTCTTCGATAAGTTTTCTATGGACGAAGGTCCAAAGCCGAGTTAGGAGTAAGGAGTCAGCGCAAGCCGTGAGAAGCGAGCGTTGATGTCAAATCAGAACCCATGTTAACCCAATTTCTCCCCACTCTTCCCGTGTACGTCGCGTTGGTTCTGCGCGAGTTCTCACCACGGGCTGAGTGGGGATTTTGGTTTCATCATGCCAAATAGATACATCAGAGAATCAGCGATAGAATCCGAAGCGATCAACAGCCTATCATGGGAAGCTGAAGTCTTCCTGCGGAGGCTCTTTAACAGAGTTGACGATTTCGGAAGACACTCAGCATCAACGCAACTTCTTAGAGCCGCGCTATTCCCGCTCCAGCTTGATCGTGTATCCGAAAAGAAAACGGAAGCGATCTTGTCTGAACTTGAATCTGTCGGTTTGCTCGCCATCTACCAAGTTGATGGTAAGAAGTATCTTCAACTTGCCAAGTGGGAGCAGGGAAGAGCAAAGACAAGCAAACATCCGTCTCCATCTTCAGAAGTATGTAAGCGTCTGCAAACATATGTTTACAACGGAGATCAAGTTCCAACAAATGCTCCCGACTCCGACTCCGATACCGATCCAGACTCCGACTCGCTTCGCTCTCGGATCAACAAATGGTTTTCTCGCAGAGAGAACACTGAGTGGACCGAGAAAGAACTCAAAGCTCTCAAGCTGGTCGTGAATCTCAAGACTCCAGAGTCAGACTTGCAGCTTCTGGATGCTCGCTATGAATCCAAGAACAAGTATCGCAGGAAGGACATTCTCACGCTGCTGAACAACTGGAACACCGAGATTGATCGTTGTAAGTCTGGAGACGATGACTCGCAGCAATCTCTATCCATCCAATCCAACGGATCGTTCAAGCTGGATGAAGACATTCGGAGCTACCTATGAACGACGTTTTTTCCGCTGAAGACGACGAGTTTGGTCTGATTGGATCGTGTATCTCTGGAGGCAATGACGTTTGCTTTGATGCATTCGCTGAAGTTCCAACAGAAGCAATCCAACACTTCCAATTACAAAAGACATACGAACTGATAAAAGGTCTCGTATCACAATCAAAGACGGTATCACTACCGGAGTTGATGAAAGAATGGAAGCGAGTCAATCAATCCGAAGCAGTTCCGTTTGAGGCTTGGAATCGGTGCGATGAACTTTGCCCATCACCAGCGAGTTACCCGATGTTCGCCAAGAGCGTTCTTGAGGCTCATTACCGAAGGCAGCTCAGATTCGCTGGAGACCGTTTGATTCGTGAATCCGCTGTCTCCACCCTCTCCGTTCATCAAATCGTCGCTAATGCCGAATCTGGCCTCACCGTTGAGGTCTCTAAGGAAGCAGTCCAAACGTCAAAGACCATTGTCGGCCGATTCATTGACCAGACCCAAGAGCGGTTTGAGCGCAAAGGTCAACTCAGCGGAGTGACTTCGGGCTTCCATTGGCTCGACGTTAAGACCGACGGGTTTCAGTTTGGAGAACTCGCAATTTTAGCGGCTAGACCTTCCATCGGTAAGACTGCAATGGCTATTGCTATTACACAAGCAGCAGCAGTTAGGAATAAGATTCCGACTCTCTTTGTATCACTAGAGATGTCCGATGAATCTATTGTTAGACGAATGGTCTCAAGTGTTGGATCTATTCCAATGCAAGAGATACGAACCGGAGAGATGACCGAAGGCTCGTTTAAGTCGATGGGAGTAGCTTCTGGCAAGATCGCCAACAGTCCGCTCCATTTTGTGTCTGGTTCATCTGCAAACGGAATCGCATCGCTCACGGCAATCATCCGTCGATCTGTCCGCAAGTGGGGAATCAAGCTGGTAGTCATCGACTACCTTCAGAAGATCCACGGGAGTAGAGCGGCAGAGAAAAAGACCTACGAGATTGCAGAAGTGTCTGGAAAGCTCAAAGCCATCGCAGTCGATACCAAGACAGCCATCGTGGCTCTGGCGCAACTCAACAGAGAGAACGAAAAGGATAAGGGGGGTCGTGCGCCAAAGCTCACGGACATTGGTGAGTCAGGACAGATAGAGCGAGACGCTGACCTAGTGTTGCTCTTGAACCGAGACCGCACACAACCATCCGGTGAAGCCATCATTGCCATCGCAAAGCAGCGCGACGGTGAATGTGGAGTGGTCAAACTCTGGTACGACGGACAGTTCTGCCGCTTCTCAGACTCCGGTGTAGATACTTAATCCCAACGATAGGTTGACTGACATAAACCATTCCTGTAAACTCACCAACGAAAGCAAGAAACACCCACAAACACCATGCAAACCGGTAAGATTGACGTTACAAAGATCGACAAAGCATTCCTATTTAAAGGCAAAGCTGGAACGTATTTGGATATTGCACTCATCCCCAACAAGTCTGGCCGAGATCAATACGGTAACGATGGAATGATTGTGCAGTCTATTAGCAAAGCAGCACGACAAGAAGGTAAGAAGGGTCCGATTCTCGGCAATTACACTGATATGGAGCGTAAGCCAGAACCTCAAGCAAAGCGTGTTACCGCTAACGATCCGCTTGGACCTGAAGATGACATTCCCTTTTGATACCATTAACACCCATGACTAACACTGAAAGACTCTGGGAAGATCCAGAGACAGAAACTCCACGTTGCGACTTAGAGCAGAAGCGTATTGAGGGACAGTTCCCGCCTCATCTCACTACCTTAGCAATGTCTTTCGCTCGACGGTTAGAACGTGAGCTTAACGAACAACGACGACGCATCTATGATTTAGAAGAAGAGCTAGAGCGTTTGACTCTAGAGTAATATGCATCACAAGCGCTATCTCCATAAGAAGATGGATGTTGATGGTATCAAGAAGGAGGACACGTTAGACATACAAGCTCGCATTACTCTTCTCAATCTAGCTCCTTCCATCGTAACCAATGCGATCAAAGCTGGCTGGATCTCATATCCCGCTAACGCATACGTTGATCCTGAAGAACAAGACCTGACCGAGTGGCTGAAGAAGTACGACTGCGAGAAGGCTTACAACCTAAGACAGAAGGGCATGACTTACCGTGAGATTGGTAAGCTGTTGTGTGTGGGTATTGGTAGGGTTACTGAGATACTAAGACGTGGCGAAGAAATAGCAGTCCAACGCAAGCTTGATGAGATAGGTGTTAAGCCTATTGATCTGCCAAAGAAATCCACAGTTGAGAAGCATACGACACTAACTAAGCAACGTAAGAACACTAAGCGATAACGTATGACACAGCGTATAGCATTACCTAATATTGCGTCTATCAGATGCGATGTAACG